ATTCAAATTATACAAAATTTTATTCTAATGGAAATCGCATCTATAATCAAAAAATTTCAACTGGAGGTACGCCAACTAGTTTATTTTTTAACGATGATCCCTGTAATGGCGGCGTTTATGCTCAATCAAGTGAAATAATAATTTATGAAATGATTGTTTATAATAAAATTTTAGATGATGAAACGATTAATAAAATAAATAGCTATTTAGGTGCAAAATATAACATTTCTGTTCCAAAACAGTATACAAGAACAACGTATAAAAAAGGATCTGCCTTTTTTAGACCAGAAGATGGCAATTTAGGTGTTCCTGTTGCTGATGAAAATAATAAAATTTTTCTTAAAAGTTATGCTGAAAATTCATTTCGTTTAAGTAATTTTGAATCTTATAATATTTTGTCTATGCAATATAAAACAGGTTACAATCCAGATTATTCTTATAATCAAGGAGATTTTATAAAAATAGATCCTTATATTGAATATGATTTTAATGAAAAGTCTATAAATCAAAATAATGAATTACCTGCAAGATTTTTTGTTTGTGTAGATCCACAAGGTTCAAAAGGTAAACATCCATTAAATTATACAAATGTTTGGGTGGAAGATAAATGTTCAAGAAATTTAAATGGATGTTCATTGCGATTTAACGATCCAACGGTAAATATACCATTTGGCGGATTTCCTGGTACAGTTGGTTATGACTATAAATTGCCTAGTTCATGAAAATTTGTTGAATCTGTTGAAAGAAAAGTCATGTAATTCTAAAAAGGAAATATGCGGTTTTCTTTTAAAAACTTCTAATAAGTTTGATTCTTTTGTAGAATGTCAGAATTTGCATCCTGATTCTGCTAATTATTTTTTGATTTCGCCAAAAGATTATATTTGGAATAAAGAATGCATTTTATTTCATAGCCATCCTGAACATGCAAATTTAGATGGTTTTAGCGATTGGGATCTTGAAAATCAAAAATATTTTGCTTTAGATATGTTATTATATAGTGTAAATAAAGATAAATTTTATATTAGTTTGTATGGTTAATATTACATTACATGGTCTTTTAGGAAAAAAATTAGGCAAAATTTGGAATTTAGAAGTAAATTCTGTCATGGAAATTTTTGAAGCTATTGAAGCAAATAACTATAAAATTAATAAATATTTTTCTAATTTTAATAAATTTTTTACTCATTTTATTGTTTTTGTCGATGGAAAACCTTTGCCTGCGCATTTGTTAAAAAGTAAAATTTTAAAAAATGATTCGAAAGTAGAAATCGTTCCAGTTATTCAAGGAGGATGGATAGCTGCGATAATTGTTGGTGTTATTTTAATCGTTTTATCTATTGTTTTATCGATCATATTAAGTCCTAAAGCCCCAAAAGATGTTAAAACTAATTCGACGATTTTAGGTGGAATTAGGAATGTTTTAAATAGAAATATTGCTGTGCCAATAGGATATGGCAGAATGAGACTTGGTAGCGCTGTTATATCGAATGATATTCAAATATTACCAATTGATCAAAGCACGAATAATTATGATAAAGCGTATGGTTCTATAGATTTATAATATTATGTTCGCACTTGGTTATATTTATAAAACAAATTCGCCTTCAGTTGTTGCCGTTAAAGATGGTCAGTTAGAGTCTGATGAAAGATTAGTTTGTACAGATTTAGTTTGTGAAGGGCCGATAGAGGGTTTGTGCGATAAAGATGGAGAGCTATTAAAATACGTCACTGATGAAACAAACACTCAAATTGAAAATCTAGTTTTAGGAAAAGGTGTTTATTATAATAATGTTCCAATTATTGATTCTAAATTGAATAAATTAAATTATGTTACTGCTGGATTTAATATTTCATATGGTGAAGAGTTTAATGTTTATAAAAATCAGTATTCGTCAACAGTTCATAAGTATGATAGAAAAATTTATTTGAACGATAGTCCAAGTATTGACGCTCCTTTTATTTCGTGTCAAAATCCTGGGTTTTTCTTTTTTAGTCAAGATGAAAAAGGTGCATTTATAGAAGATAACGATAAAATACCTAACAATCCATTTGTTGGATACATTAGAAATAGTCCAGTTTTTTCTATAAATGGTGTTTTTAATGGATCAAGAACGGTGCAGTTTCTTGATGAAGCTAAAAAAAATTGTCAAGAATTTAATCATAAAATTGTTAATAAATATGCAGATGAAATATCGATTCATATTAGAGCTAATCAATTATTTTCTACAAGTGATAGCGGTACTGTTCCTGGGGGCGCTACGTTAGCATTTGAATTATCAGAAGACAATTCAAGTGCAAGATATTTTGGGATTTTCAACATTCAGGGAATTTCTAAATCAGGTTATACGATTGATATACCTATATCATTAAATTTAAATTCTGTTACTTATAATAATTATTATGTGAAGGTTTACGCATTATCTAAAAAAATTCCACCTAGTGATGGGAAAAATTTCAAAGATTTTAGTGTTACAGGTATTGTAGAAAGAGTAAAAACAAAAGGCAATTTTGCGTACCCTTTTTCATCAATAGTTAAATCAGCTGTGAGTTCGAGGCATTTTAATCAGGATCCAGATAGATCTTTTGATTTAAAATTGCTTAAGATTAAAGTTCCTAGTAACTATGATGCTGAAGCTAGAGAATATACAGGTAACTGGAATGGTAAATTTAGTTCGTTTTTGCGATGGACAGATAATCCAGCATGGATATTTTATGATATTTGCACTAATTCTAGATATGGTATTGGTAATGGTTTAGTTTTAGAAAAAGATCTTAATAAATGGGATTTATATAAAATAGCTAAATATTCTGATGAATTAATAAAAATTACAACGCCTAATAAATATGAGCCTGATGATTTTTATATTCTTGCTGGTAATAAAAACACTATCTACATAACCAAAAATGGCAGAACTTTATCTGATATAAAATCACAATATCCTCCTGTTTATGATGCCAATAGATCATTTGCAAATATTAATGGGGGGTATTCAAATTCAATTATATATTTATATGATTTAAAAAATGATCTTGAATCTATTGATAATGCTTATAAAAAAATAATATGGTCTATTGAGGATAGTGGAGCCACTTTCAAAATAAAATTAATAAACGATTTTGGTCCTCGTAGTTTTTTTGAAGATGATACTAGCGATTTATTAACTCAATTTTCAAATGAATGTGCTACATCTGTTCAAAATAATATAAATAAACCATTAAGATTTAGAATTTTAGAGAGCTTAAAGAATTCTCAATCTAATGCTAAAAATTTTATTCTTCAAAAGTTTGCTAATAATATACCTAGTTACTCTTCTTATATAGAAGCTCAAATTTTTGCAGATGATTTTTATTTTGATTCTGACGATTCTGATACAGTTGTTTTGTATGGAAAATGTTTACCTAAGGTTTTAAATTATAGAGATCCATTTGAGCCTAGATTTTCTTGTAATCTATTAATAGATAATGAAACTGATGCTCTAAAAATTTTAAATGATATTGCTTCTATTTTTAGAGGTATCACGTATTACAAAAATAATTTAGTTACAGCTACAATCGATGTTGATAAGCCGATAGCTTATATATTTAATAATGCTAATGTTAAAAATGGTAATTTTAGTTATTCGACTGGAAGTTTAGATGGTAATTATTCAGTAGCTAAAGTTTTATATAAAGATAAATATGAAAACTTTACTGAACAAGTTGAAATAGTTGAGGATTACGAATTGATAAGAAATTATGGAATAGTAGTAAAAGAAATACTGGGTTTTGGAATCACATCAAAAGATCAAGCAAGAAGAATAGGTCAATGGTTGTTGTTAACTAATAGATTTGAAAATCAAACAGTCACATTTTCTACAGATTTACAAGGTATTGTTTTGAGGCCAAGCGATGTTATTCAAATCGAAGATCAATATAAAAATAATAATATCTTACAAGGTAGAGTTGTAGATGTTAATTATAATGAAAAATATATTGTTATTGATAGACAGTTAAATTTAAATTTAACGGGGCAAAAAATTAAATTTCTTTGCGATAAAGTTATAAAAACAATAACTGATTTAAATAATTCATCTTCAGTATCTGATGCTGATATTGAAGCAACTAATATAAATCAAGTTATCGAATTAAGAATTGAAAGAATAGAAAATAATAATAGCCGCATTTATCTAGATCCTTCTTATAATTATAGTTTATTTAATTCCATATTAAAAACAACACCTTTTGTTATTGAAGATAGAATTACTAATCAAAAAGAAAACCTTTATAAAATAGTAACAATTACTGAAGCTGAAAATAACGAATACACTTTATTTTGTATTAAACATGATCCAGCAAAATACGAGGGTTTAACAAATTTTACATTCGAAAAGAAAGTTGATTTCTCAAATAATACTATTGTTTATGCTGTTTCAGATACTATTAAGCAAATAAATGTAGCTGATATTGTTTTTTATCAAACATCTACTTATGATTTAAGCGCATTAGCAAGTGTAAATATAGATTATACATTTAATGAGCCAAAATCATCATTGATAAAATCTTCAGCGTTAAATGCTGAATATTGGGTTTTAAATTTAAAAATAAATGATTTATTTAATGAAATACAAACAAGAAGCATTTCAACCGCATATTATAAAAATATTCAAAATGTGCTAGATGATGATGGTGGTATATTATTTAAAATAATATTAAGAAATCAGAATATTAAATTTTATATGAAAAGCAATGATTTAGCAGATAAGAATATTTTTCTTGGTAAATTTGGCGGTTCTCCGATCTTTTTGTCTGGATCTTGTGAAGTTCAACTTTATTTATTCGATAAAAATAATAAAATAATTAATGTGGATTTATAATTTATGCCTATAATTACAGGTTCAAATATAGATAGTTTTGGAGTTTATGGAATATCTGGTTTCCAGATTTCTAATTTAAGCTCTTATTCCAGTTTAGATTATACTGTAGATCCTACTATATTTGGTTTATCTTCTAGCGCTAAACTTGTTTCGGGTACGATCAATCAGTCGATTCTAGATGTTAATTTAATAATTAAAAATCCTACTAATAATGAATTTCTAACAAATTCAACTATTTTAGAGGAAACTTTTTCTGGAATAAAATTTGAGCTTTATACTAAAAACAGAACTTATTTAGCTGATTATTTATTTCCAACAAATAAAACTGATTTCTCTCTTTCTTCTGAAGATTTATCGAATTATCTGTTATTAATAACAGGACAACAAAATTTAACTGGTTTAAGACAATTTTTTATCGATGTAGTTTCGCTTGATAGAGCTGGTAATTCAGATACTTATCATTTTTTATTAAATTACCCGGAAGCTAGAATTACAGGTTTGGAGATTAAAAATACCAATCCTATAACTATAACTCCATTAGCTAATAATTATGATTATTTAAAGAGTATTGATGTTTTTGCTGTCAATAATAGTGATAT